GAACCCGTTGCTCCTGCGGAGTTAGCAGTTAAGTTTGAAAAGTTCGCAACCGAGGTTGGTAAGGTTGTTGAAATAGCGGCGAGTAGCACACCGCCGCGGGGTCGTTCTCCCGAACCCAAAACGAAGCTTAGCTTCAAGCCGGATTATAACAAACCATCTTTGGTTGTTAATACTTCGGCCCAGGCACAAATTCAGATCCTCCCGGATAATGATTTTCCTTGCCTGAACGATCTCCCAGATCATCCAAGTGCCCTGTATAAGAAAATTCGCTCTAATTATGAGGAATACTTACGGGCCTCTGTTGAGGTTGATAGTACTGGTATTGCTCCCTTTTGGTTCAGTGACCGGTATTTTTCTGCGGGTCGTGCCCACGACCTGCAAAGCAAAATCACTGCTGTTGAGAAGGCACGATCGCTCGCTCAGGATCTTAATGCTGAGCTTGACGAGATTCGTGGGAGCCTTCCCTCAAGGGGTCCTTTCAAGTGTTCCTACCCAATTGGAAGTATTGCGTATAAAGCGGCACTTCATACCCACACGCAGGAATTTCTTGACCTTAAAAAGAAACATGAAGCGGCTATCGAAGCGCTCCGTGTTAGGGTGCGGGATGCCGAAGTTGATTTTGAGAATAAAGCTGGCGTTGCTGTTCGTGCATTGCGCGACAGACATGTCGCTTGGGTTAGGTTTCAGCGTGAAAAAGCGCAGCTTGGGGTCAACTTTCAACCCGACCGAGAACCAACCCTCTCCCAACAAATTCAAAATTTTGTTGATGAAAAGATCCAGCGTATTCGAGATGCTGTCTCGACTATTGACGCCCCAGAGACCATCGAGCTTGTTGAATTTGAGACCTCTGAGGAAACAACGGCTGAAGAAGCCGTTGACCTCGCTGTCAAAGCAACAAACGGTGGTTGGATGGATCGGTTCGAACTTAGAGCTAGTGAGCTCGGTTTGGGATTGGGAATAACAGCAGCCTCTCTGGGTGCAGTTGCCGCAGCCTCGCTGTGTGCATGGAAACTGAAACCATGGGATGTCAATGAAGGCGGCGACAACCTTGTCCAAGCCTCTTTGGCAGAGAGGATGACACTCTTTGCTTGTACTGCCGGCATCGCTCTCTACGCGACTAGCTCGCTTCTTGGAAGTGATACTAGTAAGTTTGGAGCTGCGATTAAGAACAATGCAGCGCTCGTTAGCATCGTTCGTACTTTTGGTCGTGTTAAGGCCGATGTTGAGGTACCTGAGAAGTACAAGGGTGTTACAGAGGCGGACGTTCTGGTGGCCAAGGAGAAGATGGCTGCCATTGTCAGAAAAGCTGTTGTTGTTTACAACCTTTCTCTTGACGCGTCTCAGCCTAAATGGTGTGAAAAAGACGCCTACGCGTTTCTTGATGGAGGAGTGTTGAATCCTAAATGGATTCTTGACTTGGGCCAAAATGTCTACAAGTCAGACGAGATTCTTGTCACGTTTGCCCAGAGGGCTGCTCGCCCCATGGGAAACCAAGGGGACACATACGAGCAGAAACTGCTCGGTTTGCGTACCGAGTACGAGGGATACGCGACTGAGGCAGCAATGCTCCAAGCGGCCATTTTAATCCGCGAATCGGATCCGGTCCAATGCGTTGAAGCATTTCAGGAACTAGTGAAGATTGCGGGTGTTGCTTGTGGTGGTATATTGGCATTAACCATGGTTGGAGCAGCAATGTTCGTCATGGTAGGATACGGTGTCGATGATAAGTTTCGCGAATGGTGCCACATGAAAATTGCGGACACCGTTCCCACCCCTGTTTCGCGTGTGTTGGGGCTCGAGCCTCCGACTATTGGCCTTATCAAGGCTAAAAACGCGAAACTTGAGGGTGGTGGTGAAGCTGACGTTTCACCCGAACCCACGCTGGGCGAGAAGGTGTGTGACACCGCGACCCAGATTGTGTGCCGGCGTTGTGGTAGTTATAGCCACAAAATTGAGGATTGTCCCAAGGCTAAACACTGCATGTATTGTGGCTCTGATGAGCACAAGACTAGTGAGTGTAAGAACCCATCCTTCATTGTGCGTGCCGGCATGTGGATGGCAGGTATTGATCCTGCGACGCACAAGGAGAAATTTTGGGAGTCTGGAGACACACATCGTATGCGTGTATTACACCCAGTTACCGGGCACATGGTTATGGCCACCGTTGTCTTCGATCGGACCGATGACGTCCGTGAAATCCTCGAACCGCTTTGGACAGAGCTTGGTTATACAAGCTATTTGCTCAATAGTGGTCTTGAAGGTAAGTACGACGACTATGGGTTCGTCGACAATGGTGATGGCACCAGATCTTGGAATCCCGCGTACCAAAAAGAGGGGGAGGACTGGCTCCAGGAGTATAGAGGTAGAGGTTTTTCAGCCATTGAGGCTGATGAGCTCGCTCGTCTCCGTGTTGAGCATTCACGGAATGAAGACCAGATGGATTGGTTGAGGCAGATGGCTCACTACGCCGATGATGATACTCAAGACGAATATCAAAAGCGGTATGAGCAATTGCGACTCGCCAACCAGCAGGTTCGTGACAAGGCTGAGCAGGTCTACTCCGGCAGTTGGAAACACTTTGGCAAGTTTGTGCACTCAACGGCACACAGGATCTGGAGGCGTAAGCAAGGTGCTGGTGGAGGCAAATCTATCAAGATTACCGGCCCCACTGTCAACGACGCCCAGGCCCAACAGAAGGCTGCGGATATAAAGTCGAAAACAAGCCATATTTCGAAGGTTGTTTTTGATAAGAAATTCGCTGAACTGAGGAAAGATTGGTCCAGTCGTGTTTTGCGCACGGAGAATATCCGGACCCTTGCCAATGTCCTGATCGAGGCCACTAATGAATTTAACTCGTTGGTATCGGAACTTGATCCTGCAAATACTTCTGCTTTTGTTGCCCAAAAGAACAAGGAGTACGACGCTTGGCTTGAGAAGGTCGAGCGTGAGCGCACACAATTTCTGAAGTCACAAAAGGACAAGCATGAGAGTGGGCAGCCTAAGCCCAAGCGGAAGCGTGCCCGTAAGCCGAAACAAAGCGCTAACGAGAGCGCCTGGGACTCTTTTGGTCCACAAACGGAAACGGTTGCGGAGAGGCTGTCCTATGCAAGTGTTGTCGCAGGTCTTCCTAAGGACTTTCCGAAGGGAGGGTTTATGAATGACCGGTGTATTCATCAGGCTGACTGTCCTCTTGGAGCATGCAACACCATTTGTCACCGTGCTTGCTCTAATGGCAAGTGCAACCACGCACCCACGTGTAATAAGGGGATCCCTGCCCAAACCACTGACCGGTTGGAAGGGGGAGCCAAGGGCTCCCGGTTGTGTCGCAACTGCGCCTTGCCATTTTATGGCAAATTTTGTAAGCATTGTTCATGCGCCACTTGTAAAAAGTGGCCGAAAAACTGCACATGTGGTAAGAAACCTGAGTCTGCCCAACAGCAGCAACAGGCCCCTGCACAGCAGCAGAAGCAACAACAGCAACAAAAACCTGTGCAACAACAACACAGGGCCCCTCAGTCTCAACCGGACCGAACTCTAGAGTCTGGTTGGATTGAGGTTGGACGTGGCGGAAGGCCACCAAAGAAGAGCTTTGAGAGCCCGACGCCAAACAAAACTTTCTCCCAAGAAAATATCACGAAAGCACTCCCTGTGTTTTCGGACCATGTTGGGAAGATTTTGGGCAATGGTGTCCATCTTGTTTGTGGACAGGAGCAATATTTTGCCCTCCCCACGCACATATGGACGCGAGCCATGCGCGAGGTTAAGCCTGGTGGCGATGAACCACTTCCAGCGAAGGCTGGAGCGAAGCCAGAAGTTGATGGCGAGAAGTGCCTCATTTCTGGTTTCTTCAAACTACCCCAAGGAGTTAAACCCTTGAAGGTCTCTACTCGTAGAGATGTGGACGTCGGTAATGAGCAGGTCGGAACTTATTGTGGTTTTGACCCCACTTCCCGCGGATTTGTCTTTAGTGCTTGCAAGTACTATCTTGCGCATTACGGAGATCTGCACCATGACGCATCTACCGATAAGGGTAGCTGTGGTGGTTTGATTTTGAACCGTAATGGTGAGGTTGAAGGTATTCATTATTCCGGCCAGTCGGGCGATTCAACATTTCCTAATGTTGCTTTTGTCCCCACTAGAGCGGGAAACGTCTAGGCCCCCGGAAGGGGGTCTTGGAAAGCCGCGCTCATGCGTTGGACCGTTTCTATGGGTCCATGTACCAGCGCAATGTCAATTACAATTGTTTCACCTATCTGGGCACTGTTCCAGTACAGAGACAACCTGAGACCGCACGGTACGAGCTTTCCCCATCATTTCTGTCTACTCTCGTTAGCCGGGAGACCAAATCCTGGTTGGAAGAGAACAGGGGTGATTATGTTTCATCCAAGAACACTATCGGCACATTAACCGAGTCTGTCTTAAAGATGGACAAACCACCAAGTTACTCCTATATGGAAGATCCACACCATTATGTGGCTGTTGAGATCGTGAGGAAGAAATTCCGCGATGGTTTGTGTGTTCCTAGGATGTCCCGCGGTGATGTTCTTGCCGACATGGAGCTTAAGAAGAGCGCTGGGACTATTGAAGCCTGGCGTGGACTTAGGACCAAGCAAGATTGCCTTCTTTCTGGTGTCGACAAGGAATATGACCTTCCCGAGTTTTTAGAAGAGATTCCTATTTGGAAGGTTGCGGGTAAGGTTGAACTGCGAACTCGCCTTGATTATATCGGGCGACAGAAGCAGCGTACCTTTATTATACAACCATTCGGCCAGTATTGGATCCATAAACGTGTTTACGGACACCAACAGGAACGAATGAAGAACATCTGGTGGTCAGCG